AATTAATAATAATTACATCAGGATTTTCAAACTTCTCTAAAACTTTTTCTTTAGAAACATATTTAAAGAAAATCTTTATTTTATGGTCCTTTGTAATCTTATTATCAACATATGTATTATTATATTTAGAGTAATATAATAAATCATCTTTTAAATCAAGATATAATACTTTTACACCTAGCAATTTATAGATTTTCCTTATATATAATGATGGCGCATAACCTCCTTTTTTTACTTTAGGATTAAATGAAAACTTCTTTTTATTATATTTATATAGTTTTTCTAATATATATTCTGGTCTTATTTTATCAAAATATTCGTAATCATTATATATATTACTAGAACGCAGATACTTATTTTCTAAAATATATTTCAAGGTCTTAAATATTAATATTTTATTATTCCATTTCTTGGATTTTTTCAAAAGCAGTTTGCGACTCTCTTCACTATATAAAACCGCCATTAGAATACTATTAAACCAACATGTCGGACCATACTGTTTCAACGTAATAACATTGTCACAGTTATCTTTCATTGTATATCCTACAATATATCCTAGAATATATCCTAGAATATATTAATTATATTATTTAAAAATAATAAGAGAACAATTATATATATAAATAATGGTATGGAATATTGGATTAATTGGAAATGATTATAAAATACTAAACAATGCTACTAATAGTACTACTAATAGTACTACATATGGTTCATCTGGGATGTCAGTGTTTTCAGACTATTTTACTATAACTGAAAGCGGTAATATAGGTATTAATAGCAGTGAACCTAAAAGAAAATTAGATGTCATCGGAGATATATTTAATAATGGTATTATAATAAGTTCAAATATTCTCGGAAATCTAATGAATACAAGCAATTATTTACAAATTAATTATAATGATAATTTAAGCGCATCTCAAAGTAATATTTTAGAAGTTTATGGAACATCATTATTTAGAGGAAATGTAGGTATAGGAACATTACAACCACAAACTAGATTGGATGTAAATGGAAATATAACCGCTACGCAGTTTATAGGTCTCGGGAGCAATATTACAAAAATAAATGCGGCAAACATAGATTCAGGAGTATTAAATGTTATTTATGGAGGCACAGGTATTAATAGTATTATACCAAATCATTTATTATTTGGTGATAATGATAAAATAAAACAGGATTCTAACTTAACATATATTAATAATATATTAAAAACCGGGGGTTTTGAAGGTGATGGTTCTAAATTAAGAAATATCAATGCTGATAACATTACACAAGGTATTTTAGTCCCTGCTAGAGGAGGAACGGGAAATCATATATATAATATCAAAGGTGGTCTTTTATTAGCAAATTTAAATAATATTGATGTAGTTGATAAAACAACAATTAATCAATCTAGTGATTTAAGATGGAATAATAGTTCAAATACATTTGAAGTTAATGGAAATATTAGAGTTCCGGCATATAGCAATTTAATAATTGGTAATCAACAACTAAATTATAACATATTAGGCGAATATCCTTTGGCAACGGGTAATATCGCTGGTATTATAAAATTGAGTGCTGATTTTAGATTAAATAATAATAATGAACTTTTATATACAAAAGAGTCCACTTCAAAATGGGGAAAAAAAGAAAATAGCGACTATATATATTATCCTACAGAAACAGTTACGAACAATCATTGTGTTGGGATTGGTACTGAACCTAGAGATAATTTAAATCGCTTGGTTGTTGATGGAAATATTAATATAACAAATGGAGTTTATAAAGTAAATGGAATTGATATAAATGAATACAATTCAAATATTTTAACATCTAGAATAACAAATCTAACATTAGATAATATTAATAAGTTATTTTGCGGAAATAAAAATAGATGTTTTACATTAAGAGCAAATGCTGCAAATAATAATAGTGAAGAATATCAAATAGGTTCGATTGATAATAATTCAGCAACAATTAATAATAGTTTTAGATTTTTAGAAAGAGTTATTTTTGATAAAGGTATTACTTTAGATAGTGGTCAATTTACTATTAATACAGGAGGAACAAACAATTATGTGAATTTACAGTCAGTTAATATTGAAAGTTACAATACTAATCCTATATTAAAGGTAAACCAATTGAGTCCTGGTGGACATACTATGGAACTTTCTAATAATGGTTCTTTACAAATGATTTTGAGAAGTAATGGCAACTTGGGAGTAGGTGCATTTCCTGTAGAAAGACTTCATGTTATTGGAAATATTGTTGCCACCGGAACAATAACTCATTCTTATTCTGACGAAAGACTCAAAATATTTACATCAAATATACATAATTCTCTCGATATTATAAATAATTTAAATGGTTATTATTATTCACCAAGCGAAAAAGCGATAAATGCCGGGTTTGAAAATGAAAAACAAATAGGTCTTAGTGCCCAAGAAGTTCAGAAAGTTCTTCCTGAAATTGTTAAAATAGCGCCATTCGATATGTCTAAAGATGAGAACGGAACAATTTCTTCGGCATCAGGAGAAAACTATCTAACAATATGCTATGAAAGATTAGGCGCCGTATTTGTAGAAGCAATTAAAGATTTGACATCGCAAATAAAAGAATTAAAGGAAGAAAATATCTTAATTAAAAAAGAGTTGAGTAATATGAAAAAAATCATAACAGCAAACTATCTAAATTAGAGAATTATCTAGAATTATCTAGAATTATCTAGAATAAATATTACTATATATATTTAATATTTCCCTATCATATATAGTATTAGGAGGTTTTTTCAATATTTCGCTATTCTTTGGTAAATATTTCATGTAATATTCTTTTATCAATAGTTCTTCTATATTGTTTATAATAACATTTCCTTGATTTTTCATATCTTTCATATTTATCTATCTATTATGTAAAATAAAAAATAATATATAATATATAATATATATCATTTTTTATCCATTTTTATCTCGATACAAACTACTATTATTGCTAAATTACGAAAGCAACTTCATGATTTCTTCGTCAGTTAATTCATTATCATGTTGGTAGATTAGTCGCGATGTTGAATGCAACTCTTCGCTTTCATCGAAACTATAAGAACTGCTTGGCGTCAGCGAAGTCGTAGGAGACAGCGGTGGCGTAGAATAATCAACCAATGATGTTTGAGAAGATACGGACCTCGTAAATTTATTTACAGGATAATGAAGCGCCTCGTGAATCACGATGATATTATCCATGATTAGCGTGGCGAAATCAACTTCGAGAATAGGAGATTCAGTGATAGGTCCGAATCTATTTATATACTGACTAATCACCAAAGATTGTCCATACAAATAGATTAAGAAATCAATATGCATCATATTTTTGTAGATATAGTCTTGAATACAAGGAATTTTGTTTTTTTTCGCTTCTTCAAAATCGCTCGACGAATTAATAGCGATAATAATGTCAGTAATATGCTTTCCATATCCTCCCTCCATGATAGCATTGATATTTCCGCTGTCGTTGCGAAAGGATACAACAAAGTTCTTCTGCGCAGACATATCTACGATTAAGAACTAGATGTCTTTTCTTCGAGGTACTTCGATTTACGATGGGCAAGTGTCGCTTTAGGTATTGGCTTGGTGGCGAATTAATAAAACATATAAGCAATCAAATTTTATAAATAGTAATATAATTTAGAACAAATTATGAATATAATTAAATACATATTTTATATTATGTTAGTCGCGAATATTAATCACGCTTATCACTTAATACCATGTGTATATAATAAAAATGTTAAGGCATTAAGAGTAATAAAAAATAAGTGTGCGTATATTAGAAATGCTACAGAATACGCTTTAGAAATATTAATAATTATAGATATATTGTTGCCAAAGAAGATTATTTCTTCCAAGTAGCGAAGCAATTCTTAATTAATTTTTTATTATAAATAGTATATGAGAATATATACTTTTTATCAATACTTTCCATAATATCATATAGATTTTCAATATTCATTTAGTGTAATACTATATATGCTATATACTTTATATGAAATGTATGAAACGTACAATCTATATTATGAATCTACGAGGTGATGATAATTGTTTTCCATATTTAACATTTTTGTAATCTAAACTATCATATCTCTGTTTCTTATCAATCTTTTGGCGAATTAGCGTCAAATCTAAAGTATCCCAATAAGTATTATATGTTGTTTTGTAATTGAAATCCTTATTTATTTGATAATAACTCAATGTATCATGTATTTTAGGAATATTAGATGATATTTTATATTTTTTTCTGTTAAATCCGGTAATATTATTATTCCTCCAGATATTATCTATTCTGTTATAATTTTTAGACGCTATTATATTGAAATCTGTAAATATAATATTTTCAATGCGAAAGATATTATCAAAATCTTTAACATTCGGATATTTTATATCACTGCGTATTATACTTTTATTCATAATATTTTTCATATATTTTTCTATTATATTAGAAAGACATCATTTTTTACGAAAATATTACAAAATAAAAAATATATAATACATACAATACATTACCACAACAGTAATTCGATAATTAAATAATTTTAGCAAGAATGGTTTTCTGCTCCCTCGTAAAATCCGCAAAGCAGTTTTTCCGAATAGGCAATCCAGCGCTTGCGAATACATCGTCTTCATGTACCCAATCGCCGACCCATCGTCTATCAACAATACACGATTGACCTCCGCCGCACGGACACATAAGTTCTTGCGACATATCCATTACCAATTTTTTCTTCGCGGGTTTCTTCGGAGCATTCGGAATATCTACTTTGATTTTCGAGTTAGTATCTCTAGGCGTAGAGAGAGCAGTGTTTGGCGCATAAGAGTTCATGGTATTTGATAATAATAAACTATACGATACACAGTCAATTTTTAGAATATACTATGTAATTTAGAACATATACATATATAAACACATATATATAATAAATTATATTAAAATAAATAATACAGATGTCTAATACTACGGATACTACAGATACTACGAATACTACGGATACTACGGAATATTACATATATATCAATGCTTTTTGGTATGGATTTATGGATAAAACACATGCGAATAATATAGGAATATTTGAAAATATATTTTCAAAAACTATTATACGAAATTTCAAAATTACAAATGATTTAAATATAGCGAATGTATTGTTTGAATCGGTGTTTGGTGCTACACTAGTAGATGTTAAGGTGTGGAAGTATAAAATCTTTTTTTCAGGAGAACCATATATAACAAATCCTGAAAAATATGATTTATTATTGTATTCAAGTGAAACGCGAGATAATATTGTAGACCTACCATTATATATTGTATATTTACAAAATAGTAATTATTTAGATAGAATAATTAATAAACCGATGATAACAAAAATACCAGAAAAATTCTGTTGTTTTATTGTATCTAATGATACTTGCGATACGCGCAATAGAATGTTTCATTATTTAAAACAATATAAAAAGGTTGATTCTGGAGGAGCATACGCTAATAATATAGGTTATATAATTCCGAGACCTGAATGGACTGAAACATTTAGGGCATTTATTAGCAATTATAAATTTATCATATGTTTTGAAAATAACAAGATAGGCACATATTCGACGGAGAAAATAATAAATCCTTATATGTCTGGGAGTATTCCTATATATTGGAGTTCGGACCACATACACAAAGTTCTTAATCCAAACTCTATGTTATTCTTGAAAGGAGAAGACAGAGAATCTCACGTTAATTTAATTAATGAGATTATTGAATTAGATAATGATGATGAAAAATATCTAAGAGAAAGTTTCTTTATTGGTTTAAATTGATTAATATATAATAAATTATTTACACTGATTTTAGTTTTTCTTGAAATTTCTTAATCAATTCTGAGTTCACACTGTCAATTATTTGAATTTACTCTTAGTCACATTGCGAAAACATAGTGGGGACTATAAAAACTGTGTCATCCCTATCGTAATATTTCTAAAGAATATTGCAGTATTTCATAAAAAACTCTCTGTCTTGCAAATAATTTAAAAATATTTATATTACCATAAATATTCTAACCAAAATAAATAGGTATAATTCGACAATCCACCCTAAATTTTAGATAATTACCCTTGCATCACATGGGCTATTACAGGCAGCTGCATTTCGATTGAATACTCAATTTAATCGGCTTCTTTATCAATTATTTTGAAGAGACCTGATTTGAGTAAGTCGTAAATTACT